CCTGTTGTTGGAAGCACTACGCTCCAATCTACACACCTTCTGTCTGCACAAGGTATCACCACTGGTAATGCTTCTGTTGCATCAGCAAGCCTTGCTCAGACCAACGCGCTGGTGTCTGCGGGTATCACCACTGGTCAACCAACACTTCAGTCTACACATTTAATAGAAAATAACGCTCTTTCTGCAACTACCCTTGTCACTGGTAGTCCAACAGTAAACAGCCCAGATATTTCTATTCAATTTAACCTGTCTTCCACATCTATCACGACAGGTTCACCTAGTGTATCCGCTACAACACTAGCACAACAGTACAACTTCTCCTCTGTAAGCATCACTACAGGTTACCCGGCTGTTCAATCAACGATCTTGGTAGTTAACCATATTCTTTCTAGTGATCCTATCACAACTGGTAATCCTACAGTTGCCAATGCGTTCCTGAACGCTTCCCGTGTAAGGGTTGTGTCGGTTACAGGTAACTCGGATAACATGGTTGATATTCAAGAGTTGTACAATGATGCTTTGATTGTTGATGGTGGTAATGTAGCCAATGTGACAGATAAGTCTAATACTCAATCTGTTGCTGGTTCTATCAACTCTGCCACAGTTAATTCTGAAAATAGGGCTGTATGATGGCTTTCACGATTAAACAAAACGACACATCGCCAGCTATTCAGGCATCCCTTAAAGACTATAATGGCAATCCCGTTAACCTTGTTGGTGCAACTGTTCGATTTCACATGAGGTCCTTTGAAGGGACTATCAAAGTGAATCGTACAATGACTGTCACAAGTGGTACAAATGGGATTGTCACTTACTTCTGGCAGGCTGGTGATACTGATACCGCTGGCACTTACTACGCTGAGTTTGAAGTAACTTACTCAGACTTGTCTGTTGAAACCTTCCCTAACAACGGCAGTATCGCTATTACCATTACCCCGGAGTTGAACTGATGCCTTGGGGTAAGTTAAACTTCGAGAACAACTACTTTGCCATTGCAAAAGGTGAAGTAGCAGATAACTCTGTTGTTTTCATCAGTGGTGCCAGTTTCAACACAAACACTGCGTCTGTTCCTGAGACAGTTTGGAATGTTGGTGGCGCATACCCTTGGTCTGCTTGGAACGGCGGAAATAAGCGTCTTTATCTGGTTAGCACAAGTGCTTCTGATAACTATCAAGTTCTTTTGAATGGTTTGGATAACGACTATAATCCAATCTCTGAACTTGTTACTCTTAATGGTACGACACCTGTAGCAACTTCACTTTCTACCTACAATCGTCTTAATAGTGCAATCTACATTGATGGTAATTCTGCCAACATTGGTGACATCACAATTAAAGTTGGTAGTTCTTCTGGTACAACAGTTGGCATGATTTCTGCCTACCAAGGCATTACGTCAATGTCAATTTACACTGTTCCTGCTGGACACACTGCTTTCAGCACATACGGGGACTTTTCTTGCAACAAAAACGAAGCTGCGCGATTGGCTGCACGTTGGCGTCTGTATGGAACCAGTTTCATCACTGTGTATGCAACTGAAATCTATCAACAGTTTATTGTTGCTACACCTCCCGTCCCCGGTGCTATCCCTGAAAAGACGGATATTGATAATCAAATCTTCTTGGTTTCAAGTAACGGTACTAGGGTTTACTCAAACCAACAACTTATCTTGGTGAAGAACAATGCCCTACGCAACTAACTCTGATTTGCCTAAAGCAGTTCGCTCTAAACTTTCTGCTCACCAACAAGATGTGTTCAGGAACGTCTTCAACTCCATGATGGGTGAAGATGGAATGACTGAAAGCCGTGCTTTTGCTGGTGCATGGTCTAGGGCTAAACAAGCAAGTGTAAACAAAGCCTTGTATCAAGGTAAAGAAGTTGAACTTGACAAACCCTTCCGTCTCCCTGCTGGCTCCACTAAGAAGTTTGGTGTTTACGTCAAGTCTGGTGATAAAGTCAAGAAAGTTACCTTCGGTGATCCTAACATGGAAATCCGTAGGGACGATCCACAAGCCCGTTCAAACTTCCGCTCTCGCCATTCCTGCGATACTGCAACAGATAAGACATCTGCACGTTACTGGTCTTGTCGTATGTGGGAAGCCGATACTTCTGTCACTGATATGACAAAGGTGAGCATCGAAGGTCAAATCCTTAAACAAGATAGCGAAGAACGTCTTGTCTATGGCTGGGCTTATGTCTCCACAGATAAGGGTAAGATCAGTCTGGATCATAGTGGCGAGTTTGTTCGTCCTGATCAGATTGCTAAAGCTGCTACAAACTTCATGCTCTCCATGCGTACTGCAAAACGTATGCACTCTGGTGGCAAGATTGGTGAAGTTGTTCATTCGATGCCTCTGACAGATGAAATCTCAAAGGCACTTGGTATTCAGTCTGACCGCGAAGGCTGGCTTGTTG